GCGCTTATGTGCCTGAATTTGAAGGGGTTCAAGGGCTAACCCTCAAAGAGCACTTCCCTAAGTGGCACCCCTGCTGGACTTGCTGGCCAACGCCTGATCTAGTAATCAAACACCGATACAAAAATGGCGTTCACGCTACCCATAACAACGCCGTTGGAAGCGGCAAATCAATTTGCACTGGCCATCTGCACAGCCTCAAAGTCACGCCGTTTGACGATTACAACGGCACGAGATGGGGCGTAGACACAGGAACGCTAGCGGACACTGACGGTCCACAGTTCTCTGATTACATGGAAGACAACCCGGCCAACTGGCGCTCTGGGTTTGCGGTACTAACGATCCGCGATAGCCAACTGCTGTGGCCAGAAATTGCCCGGAAGCACTCCGAAGGGATGCTGGACTTCCGGGGTAACCTGATTGACGTCAGCGCTATTTAAACGTCAGTCTGCTCGTCGAACTCTTCGTCCTCTTCCTCGTCCTCAGCATCCTCGGCATCTTCGGACTCGTCAACGCCAAAACGATCAGCCCAAAGCGCGAGAAACGTATCCTCGTCTTCGTCCCCGTTCAGGAGGTAGTCGATGCGCTTTACCATGTCGCCTACGCAACGCAGCAACGCCACCGTCAATTTGAAGTTCTCGATCGTCTGCTCTGAATAGTCCGAGACATTGTGCTCGGCCTCAAACTCAATCCGCTCTGCCACCGTGGCCAGTGACTTGTCGTCACCATCAAAGAATCCACCCACCATGATTACCTCCTTCGAGTAGGGCACGTCGCCCACCAGCATTTTACCGGCCTACCACACCATCCTGATGACAGGCTTGTTGCACCAAGGCTTTAAAGCCCTTTAAAGTCATTGCGCGTATGGATTGACTACCCGGCGCGATCGTCCACTGTCCACATAGTCATCCTCGTCCCAGTCATCATCCGGCGGAGGGTCAATATCTAACCAGCCGCTGTCCCGAAGAAACCGCAGGGCCTGCGTACAGGCGTCGACAAAATCATCGTGTGTGGATTCAGGGAACGAACAGATCTGGCTGACAAACCCCTCGGCCCAGTCCCTGACGTACCCCTTCCTATTGCTGCTCTCCGGGATCCACACCCGCCCTCTGGCGATGATGTTTGACACAATGTTCAAGCGTTGCATCTTGTCAGCCCTGCCGGGGTTGTACGCCCGGATCGGTAGGTGCGCCCGTTGAAGATCTTGAATCAGCGAGATTCCTGCGGACTTGTCCTCGATCAGCAGCAAATCAACCCGCTTCTTTTCCTTGCCTTCGCCGTACACCGCACCGTACTCCTCGACCACCTTTGGCCGGAGATCGGGGTACTGCAGCCGCTCCTGCCAGCAGTCGATCACCATCACGGCCATCGGGCCATCCAACGGCTTGAATACCCCGAACGTAATGCAGGCGGTCGGGTCATTCTGCACCTTCTCCGACGTCGCTACGTCATAGGACTGAATAATGTACTCGAACTTAGGGAAGGGCTTGCCGTCGGGCCAGAGCTTGAACATATCCCGCTTCACAATACCCGACTCCTCAGGATCAATGATCTCAGCGTAGATTTCTTGCCTTCCTAAAGTAGTGCCTTCGTATTGCAGGATCTGCTTACGGAAGTTTGCGGACAGGTTGTCGAGGTTGGTGTACGTCGATGCCGTAGTCACCGCTACGTCGTCACCGTCCCGGCCAATCAGGTCAATAATCAGGTCCTTTGGCCGCGGCGTAGTGGTGCAGATGATCCGAGTCTGCTTGCCTAGTCGCACGCCGAACTGGATCTGATCCCAAGCCTCCTGCAAGTATTCCCACGCCGCGAGTTCGTCGCAGTTGTGAACCACGATCCCGTTGGCAATAAACTCGTGCTCGCCCTCAACCGTCAGGTTGTACGTTATCGCGTTCGGAAAGCGTTCTACGCGGCGTACCGCCGTTGGCTTCAGTTCGATATGTCCGGACCTTCGATCGGTTGTTGCAGAGCTTGCTGCAGTACCTCTGGAAGCGTTTGACCGCCAGATACTCTGAGTCGCAGACAAGACACTTGCGCTGCTCTGGGACGAATCGGTTGCCGCGCCATCGCTCAAGACATGGCCTTGAACAGAACTTCCCAGCGCTGCCTGTTGACCGGGAAACAAAGCCAGCGTTGCACTGCAGGCACGCTGCAGGCTTTGGCGTGCGGAGCGCAGCAAGCGTAGCGGCAGCCGCCCTGCGCTGGTTGTCGCAGCCCTCTTTGCCAGTTGCGTGCAGGCGGATGTGAGCGCCCCGAGGCATCGCCTCAAGGTTGGCGGGGTCGTTGTTGCTCTTGTCCTCGTCCCGGTGGTGAACCACCCACCCGGCTGGAATTGGTCCGTAGTGCCGCTCGTAGATGACTCGATGCGCGTACCGTCTGCCGATGTACTTGTAACCCATATCTCATCCCCCGGCCTGATGTCGCCAGCAGGGATCCACTGGCCAACCACCAGAATAGGATGATCAACGGTCAGAGTCAAGCTCGTCGCACCACACTCGATAGTTACCAAGTCGTTGGGGTTCTGCGACCTTCCGGCGGCCAGTACCGACCGGGGACCGTGCCGGGTCATCACTCGATCGCCTACCGCCATGAGTTCGATTGGCTTCGCGCTACCTTCGGCCATCTCAATCATCGTGCCGGGGATGCAGCACCACGCGCCGTGAAACTGCGGACCGCGGAAGCGTTCCGGCTCCGACGCCGGGATCCCCTTGATCAGCGACCCGTTGGTCATCTTGATCTCGTGCAACGCTTTGTTGTAATCCGCGATCAGCGCCTGCGGGATAACCGACATCAAACCGCTATCCCCCTCAAAGCACGTCGAGCGCACGTCACTGCTTGTGGGAGCCGCTACTAGCCAGCGTGTGCCGGGTTGTGTCCATGCCCACCACCCAATCTGCTCTGCGGCCGCTCTCGTTTTTCCCGCTCCTCTCCCAGCCAGAAGTAAGGCGACACTCCACCAGTCACCGGGAGGCATTATTTGATGTTTGTGGGCGCTCTGAAGCCACCTCATACGCCACGCCCAAGCCACCTGCTGCTCAGGCTTGAGCGTTAGGAACTGTCGCTTAGTTGCCGGGTCCTTGAGGATCTCTACCACGTCAGGAGGCAGTTTTCCCCCACTTTTGGGAGAATTCCCCACTTTCATCTGTGCTGGCCGGCGAGAGATCGAGACAATTTCCCACTTTGACCCCCAAAATAGGGGTGAAAATGGGATGTCACTCTTCGATCTGCCGCGTCATCTCGGCGTTCTTGAGGATGCTATCGAACATCTCAGTCGCCTGAATGTTGACCTGCAACGGGTTGTCTTTATCCCCGGCCACCTGCACCCTGTTACCGTAACGGTTAGGACTCCAGCACGCTAATAACTTCATCCGCTGCTCCGCCCTGAGTTTTGTCCACTGAACGTAGGCAGGATCTATGCGGCTTACGCCGTTATTGTCCACCACCACCTGCGGGGGCGCATCAATCATGGCCAGCGTATCTTGGGCTATAGCTTCTACGCCATTTTCACGCGCCTGCGCGACCAGTAGTGCAAACCCTTCGTCTCGCGCCATCCAATCATAAACCGTGTCCCAATTTGGGATATGCGAATCTCTACAGATTGCTCGCAACGGTTCTCCGTTAGATAAGCGATCGCAGATCTCTTTGACTACCTCTGGAGTGCGTTTGGTTGGGCGTCCAATCTTCTTTGCGGCCTCAACCTGAGCACCAGAGAACGCTTTGATGGTCTCCTGCTGGCGTTTATCTGCTATTTGGTTCTCAAGCTCTTGGATACCGATAGCATCAATCTTGGTTGCGGCCTCTTTGGCCTTCTTCTTGAGCTTGAATGCCCCTACCTTGCCGTCTTCGATCTCGGTCTCTAAGTTGTTCGCGTCCGACATAGTTTCAGTCTCTTTGCGTTGGAGTGTTGATTTTACAGGACATTTCGTATTGATGCCAGAACCATGTGGGAACCTTGAAGGAACCATGAAGGATCCTTGTTGGTTCCATGATGGTTCCTAATCTCTACGCCATCGATATAGGTGAGCATTCGTGTGAGGAAGAACACACTTCATTGGGCTAACAGTGCCTGCCGTGCCAGCGCTTGGACACGAATAGGTTGTGACCCTTACGAACGGACGCTTGCAGCCCCACAGAATGCTGCAGCGCACGCCATATTGCCATTTAGCCCGTCGCCAGTAAGTGATGGCCAAGCCGTACTGTCCGTCAGCGTACTCCGCCCAGCACCACTGCTCTGGAATGACGAGAATGGTGAACCTACGAATCGTTGCTTCGATTCTCATTCTGTTTCTCCCTCTTGCGTTTATCTTTGTGCTTGCCGGCCCCTCGTGGAGGCCGCTGAATCAAGTCCCTGACTACAAGGTTACGCTTGGCCATCTCTTTCCTCCATCCACGTTAGAACCTTCTGCAACCCTGCGATCACGCGTTTGGTTTCATCACGGGTGATGGTGGCGTGAATGCTTGCGCTGCCGCACTCCATCTCCAGCCAAAGCAAATCGTTTTCCCAATGATCCGTAATGATGCGCACGAGATCAGTGTCGATTATGGTATGTATCGTCATTTTCTGTTGTCTCGCTGTAGTGGCCCCCGTAGGGGCCGTTGGATCAGGTCCCGGACCACAGGGTTACGTTTCTTCATCTTTCATCATCTTGAAGAGGAGGATTGACCAGACGGCCCCCCCAACCACCTTCGCAACAAACTGCATACCAACAATGCTCGGCATCAGCGCCCCGAACGCTATCGTTGGGAACAGAAGTGAATCAACCACTGCGCCGGCAGCGTTGCTGACGTTAGATCTTTTGATCCACGAGCCGGAAGTTCTTGAAAAGACAAACCAGTCAACCACAGAAGCCGCAACGAACGCCGCAACCGACGCTATCGCAATCATTCCGGTCGCAGGGTTCAAGGCGTAAGTAAGCGCCCCGGTTGCAAATATCAAAAGCCCCATCTGCATCTTTTCTAACCGAACGTGCAGCCAATCTCTGAGAGCCAAGTCAAGACCGATCAGAACAAAAGCGTTGAGCGGGGTGATCGCAGGGCCAAATTTTGCAGTCAACAAGTTGGCTACGATCATGGCGGCCGCATACGCGGCAATGGCTAAGTAAAGCATAGGTTCTCCTGAAGGGGTTGGTTTTTCCATTTCGTTGGCGGGTTCTGTGCGTTGATGCGTTTAGCGAAACACCCAGCGCAATCCACTTTCTCTGCGTGATGCAATGCGACATTCGTTGAGTCTGCACTAGCGAGTGGCCAGTCAGCCGTCCCTTGACCGAGCATTCTCAATCCATGAACCCAAGGCATCCTCGTGTATCTGCTCGATAGTCCGTTGAATGTCTCGTCCATCTTTGCGGACCATTTCGGCGATCCGACCTGCCAGAACTCTCCCGATGAACCGAAGCAGACCCTACCCCATGTGTCGCAAAGTTCAAACAGATAGTCAATTGGCAGGCCGAGGTGCCAAACTGGAATTCCAAACTCTTTGCCAAACGGCCAAGTCTTGACCATCTCACGCTGAGTCTGAACGTCACCCCCAATCACGTCAGGCACAACAGCCCAGTGAGGGTGACCAAGGATAGGATCAAGCCATTCATAGAATCCCGGCAAGTCAAACGGAACCTGTCTAGTGAAACAACTAAAAGCTCCGTTATCCAGCATCAGTGACTGCCCAATCCGAAGGCAAGTCTTCAAGCTATCTGGCCGGAAATATGAGATGCAGAAATGCTGTCCGGCCATGCTCTCAAGCGCAAACTTTGGAGTGACCGGGGTTCCATGATAGTGAATCACGTCTCGCTCTTCACTTTTCGAGATTTATCTTGATGCCGATCTTGGGCAGTATGAACAACTTGTCTTGCTCAAACTTCCTGTTGGTCGTATACATCCCGGCGTTGTTGATGCCGTGCTCTATTTCCAACCCGACCGAAACCCTATCGTTTACGCTGTGCATTATCCAAGTCTTTCCGAACAGAACCTGTTTGTCTTGAGGGAAGGCCAAGGAGGAATTCTTGTAGGTCTCCAAAAACCCGTAGACCTCTATTTTCTCAGTCGGCCGATGATAGTGGGATAATTCATAGATATTCAGGCTTCTGTTCGGATCGTAGTAAACAGAAATGTCCGTGCTCCCTGCGTAAGCTGAAGAGCAAAACATCAAGGCTAAAGCAAATTTTTTCATTTCCACCTCTCCATCAAGGCCCCCGTAGGGGCCGGTTTGATTTATAGCCAGCCAAGCTCGTCAGCAACGAACTCAACAGCCCATGAGTGCTCTGGCTCGTCGATCAGTTTGGAAACCCACTCGGTTGACTTGTGGAAGCCAAACTTCTCAAGCTCTTGAGCGTTAGCGTAGGTTACGAACTGCTCAACTAAACGAGTGCGGTTGAACTCGTTGTCGTCCATCGCCTGCTCGAAGTCCTCGTCAAACTCTGGGGCCATATTGTCGTAGGCTGCTTGGCATTTTTCAAAGTTCTTCATGATTCACTTCCTTGTCGCTGGTTGCTGCGTTAGTGCAGTGAAGTCAGTATACACAAAAAAGGGGCTCGCAACCCCTTTCTGTAAAAATATTTTAGGCTTCTTCCTCTTCTGGAAACGCAAGCGTCAGGTGGTTGAGCAGGCTGTACAGGATATTCTTCTCATGTACCGTCTCGGCTGCCATTGCTAGACGCTCCACTTCGGAGATGATCAGGGCCTCACCGGCGTCCATGCCTGCGTGGTATTCGCTTTTCATAGAGCGTACTCCTCGCGGCTGCCGTTGATCCACTTTGGGGTGCGACCACGTCCTGCCCACGTCGCTCCTGATACGGGGTCGCGGTACTTTGCCGGGGCTGACTTGCGGCTTCCCTTTCCCGCCGGAGCGAATCCCAACTGTTCCGCGGTGATCCCCTTCTCGCGGATAATCGCCTTGATGTCAGCGATAGTCTCGCGGTTCTCCTGCTTGCGAGCTTCTTCTGCCTGCTTCAAGAGTGCGTCTGCTTGTGCTTTCAGTTCTTCGTAACTAGCCATGATGGCCTCCTCTGTAATGCCCGGATGGGCGTTGAAATACCCCCTTTCAGGGGCGTTTGAAACTTTTACAATTCTTCTATTTCTTCGTGAACACTATTGAGTGCATCAATAGCAAACTCAATCATTTCTTCATCATAAACACGAGATCCATCTTCTTCCCGTTCGGCCCGGCACATTGTGAGCATCATTAAATTATCTTTAATAACTTCAAGCACTTTGTCTTTATTAATGTTCACTTTCTTTCCCACGATTCATTCCTTGTTGCCCTCCGAAGAGGGCGGTTAAAAATTATTTAGACAGGATTTTTTGCAGACCCGCAATCAACTGCTCGACCTGCTCACGGGTCAATATCGTGTGCGCGGTTCCATACCGGTGCAATAGGTGAAACCAGACTCCCTCATCGTGCTCAGATGCAGACAGACGCCCGTAATTTTCTAGTCCGATGCTCACTTCTTTTTCCATGATTCGCTCCTTGTCGCCCCGGTCTGGGGCGTTGTGTTTACTTGCTGGTGACCTTGACGCTGAACACTGCCGAGACTTTGGTGAACTGCTTGTACACGTCCTCACCGAAGGTCTTGACAAACTTAGCCTTGTCAAACGTCTCGCGGTTTGCCTCAACGTAAGTGGCCTTGAACAAAGCACCTTCAACTACCTTGTCGCCACCTGCGCTTGCGGACTCTTTGATAGCGTCCTTGATCGCGTCAGCTTGCTTGGTCAGGTCAGCGATCTGTGCGAGCAGTGCGCCGAGGGTGTCGATGTTGTTCAGTTGAAGATCGTTGTTCATGATTCACTTCCTTTCAATTGTTGCGGTTCGTAGTGACCGTAGACAGATACTCTCACACCTAAAATCTTTTGTGTGAGGTTTGAGCAAAAATATTTACTAGGGGAAACCCTAGGTGAGGTCACAAAGTCCCTAACCTAATAGATCTCGCACGTCCTGCAGAAGATTGGCCTCATCAAACCCGTAATGCTTAACGAAACCCTTCGTTCCTAGCCCGTGTACGCCCGTGTTCCCGCGGTGGTGCTCTATACACAAACCAAAGGCATCGAAGTGGCTGGAACGCCTACCAGCCCCCGTCCCAGCCCTCTTATGGTGGATCTCCACAGGCCCCGGATCGTGGGGACCGTAGATCCTCCTGCACACCATACAACCGAGTGCTGCCACCCGGCTAAGGTGCTCACGCTCCAAAGTCTTCAATGGGCTTTCCTAACGTGCGCAGGTAGTAACAGTAGTCAGGCTCTCCTCGCAGGTACGGACCCGATGTATCTATCGCCGTGTATGCCCAAGTATCATTCTTAGGCCCCGAAACCATCCGCCGATGCAGGTAACCTTCCTCACACATCTTTGTCAAAAGGCTTCCTAACGCCCTCCGATCACCAGTAACTTTGATCTGCGGAAACATTATCTCGCCTGCGCCAAGTAAC